CCCAAAATTCAATTGTAAACGGTGCTAGACCAAAGTTGTTTTGAATAGTTCCCGGAATTGTAATATAGCTAGAACCACCAAAGTACAAACTATATGCGTTTGAATTTGAAAGTGGTAAATTATTTAATACCATTGCATAATCAGAACTTGTAGAATTATAATTAAACATATAGCTATATGCATTGCTATTTGTTAATCTTACACCTGAACTAATTTGTACTGGGCTACTTCTGTTTACCGCACTATATATTTGTGCAAGTTCGCCCTCTGTTCCCTGTCCTGATGCCCATAAAGTACCATCTGTTTTAGAAAATAATGATGAAAAATAACTAATAGAGGCTAGAGACCAGCCACTATTCAAACCAACCTGTACAGGACTGTTGTATTGTACTACATTTCCTGTTCCTAGTTGACCGTAGTAGTTGTATCCCCAAGCCCATAATGTACCATTGGATTTTATTGCTACTGTACTTAAAATACTTGGGTTATTTGTTCCAATACTAATCCATGAACCTCCCAACTGTACAGGTGAACTACGAGTTACGTTATCATTTAGTCCCAGTTGGCTGTATGTGTTAGTTCCCCATACCCACAATGTGTTATCATTTCTCAACGCATAATATGCTTGGAATTTAGTAATTATACTTGTGTAATACTGTGTACTGCGATACCCAGCCAATTGACCTTGATTGTCACTACCCCAAACAAACAAGCTACCATCGCTACGAATTGCAGCAGTATTTTCTGATCCTGCACTTACTTGTGTCCAACTAAAACCAGGACCAATATTTGCTGGTGCAAATGCAGTAGCATTGTTTCCGTTACCTAATTGGCCAAATCTATTTCCACCCCATGTCCACAAACTGCCATCTATTTTAATACCTGCACTATGTAAATCACCTGCACTTATTTGTCTCCAGCTATCAGTACCAATTTGTACAGGGCTTAATTTATCAATACCTGTATAATCACCTAATTGACCTACATTGTTTTGTCCCCAAGCCCACAATGTACTGTCACTACGTATTGCTAACGTATGATTGCCACCTGCTGACATTTGTGACCAACTAAAGAAATTAGCTGTTTTATTATCACCTAGTTGACCGTATGTGTTATCGCCCCATAGGTACATGTTGTGAGATTTACTATATTGGGAAGAATTTCCTAATAATAGTAATAAGTGAAGCCCTAGGCTCATTATACTTCTCCGGGTTTAACTGGATAAACTGCTGCGTTTTCGTTGATGAATGTTAAATCATTTTCATAAGTTGCAGGTAAATCACGTAGTTCTTGTCTGTATGTTACAAACTCTGCTGTTAAATCAGCACCATTTTTTTCTACAACATCTGCCACTTGTGTATAATCAGAAGCTGCTAATAAAGTATCTCTTTTGTTTCTTAAAGCTATCATTGCGATTCTATGGTCTCTTACTGTTGGATCTTCAAGATCACTTGCTTGTATTACTTGCGGAGGATCATTAAGATTAATAGTATTTATGTCAACGATTGAGATGACTTCTGTGACTACATCTGAACTAGGGTCATATTGATATGTTGGCACAGATAGTTGTTGAGTAGAAGGATCATATGTAGGTATAAATGCTTTTTCTATTTTTCTCCAACCTAAGTTGTATAGAAAAGCATTGTCTGCATCAAAGTCTAATGCAGAAAAATTACTTATGTTTCTCCAATTGTCCGGTAACAAATCATATACACCTGTTACTGTACCATTTTCGACATGTGCCAATACTGTCATTATAAATTTTGTCCTGCTATAAATGCCTGCCAACTTATTCCACCATCAACTGTAAAGAAAAGAAAAATATCTTTTTTAGTTGCAGTTGAAGTGATTGTTGGTGCAGTGCCTGATGGCCATTTAAAGTTAGATGGCCATACTACTGTTTGAGATGCGCCACTCCCCGTAAATACCATTATGAATGAAGTTGAAAATCCACTAGCTTGTACATTTGATAGTTGCAAGACTGTGATATTTGAATTCAATGTAACATTGAATATTGATGCGGCTGCAAGATTAAGTGTGATTGAATTATTTACAATACTCACAGTAGAAGAAACTTCACTGATATTGTTTGCAAATGCTGTACCATTGACTGTTAGATTTCCAGTAAAACCCAATGCGTTGTTAACTGGAATATATGCCAAGTTAGGGCTAACATACTCAGTACTGGTATAGCCTGCAGTTGCTCCCTGCATGGCTATATAGTAAGCCGTAGTATCGTTTACTAACGGTAGAATCGGTAGCTGAGGGTTGTTTAATGACATAAACGCCTCTTAAGCTTGAGCTTCTGTCCAGGACATACGACCAAAGATAGTCGATGAAGTTCCCCCAATATTTTGCGCCATAACTGTAATCACGTCCGGTCCGTCTGGATAGATGTTAACGTTTGGTGCTGTACTTCCACCTGACAATATACTTGTACCCAAGTCACGAACCAATGACAAGTCTTGCTGAGTAACAGAACCAGAAACACCACCTGATTGTTGCAAGAAGAATCCGAAAACTGTTTCGCCACCTGTAATTGTTGTACCTGCATTATGGAACACATACTGTGTCAAACTTGAACCACCAACGTTTGACCATGAAGGTGTTGAACTTGAAGTTACTCCATTAAGTACTAGTGTGATCAAATACTGCCCTGTTGTGAAAACGTCCATCTGACGTAAAACCAACTGCATGCGGTTAGCAATTTCACGTGCACCTAATGTGGTTCCTGCAATACCATTACTCACTGAAGGTGCAATACGGAAACTCATCACCGCATTATTAACACCTGATGCAATAGTAACCGCACTATTCATACCTCTTGTGAACACGTATGATTTATCGTCATCGAATCTACCGTCCATAATAACTGAAGTACCCCAGTGATCAATCTCAGCCGAATATTGCGGTGCATGTAATTCAACAGCAATTGGAGCAGTTAAACTATATGTAAATGTTTGTGCAGTTAGTGCCATTGGAACTAAAATAATTGAAACGTTAGTACCACTAGCAGTAGCACCAATACTCATTGATATACTAGTATTAGTAACATATGCAACAACAGTTGCTCCAGGTGCAATACCAGTACCAATGATCTCTTGTCCAATTTGTATACCACTAGTTGAACTTACTAATAATAAAGGACTACTATATGTAACTGTAGTAGCAGTAACTGTACCGCCGGCTTGTCCTCTAGTCACACCAGTCAAAATATTACCATTGATACCTGTATAATTCATGTATTCATATGCAGTTGCATTTCTTACTAGAATTGTACCAGATGTTGGCCATGGTGTACTAAAATAAGTTAAACTACTACATGTAATAGTTGTATCGCCAGAAGCAACACTTGCCGCTAATGTTGTAGTGAAACTAAATGTATTTGTTTCATAACGTGCTGGTAAGTTACCAGAGCGCATATAAGCCAAATAGTTAATGTTATTATTTGCTAATTTGTGTCCATAAATAACATCACCCGTTGTACCTCTGAATCCATAACGAATAAAACCAGCACCGTACCAAGAGTAATCAATATAGAACATCTGCATTCTTGTTAAGTTAATATTGAATCCAGAAGGACCAGTACCATCCATACGATCAATATTCCATGAACTTTGTGGAATCTTTGTCTCTACAGTTTTACTGATAACGTTTTGTGTTAGATTGCTTGCACCACGATAACCAGGAATGATTGTCATTGATGTATCACTAGTAATTGTATCTACACGATAACTCATGCCACGAATAACAACGTAATCACCTGGAATCAATTGTTTACTAAACAACGTAGTAACACCATTTACATTAACACCACTAACTGTGCTTGATCCTGCATTTACGCTTACCCACCCAGCTAATTGATATGTTGAACTTCTACGAACTGCATACAATGTTTGTCCATCATATTCAAAAAACACACCGTTTTGTTGATCAAATAATCCAACTTTAGTTGAACCACCATACCAGTTAGTAATTGATAGTACAGGCAATCCACTAGCAGGGCTTGCAGAAGGTGTACTCAATGCAATATAAGTAAATTGATAAGAATTTAATACTGCATTTACGACAAATGAACCATTGTATGCAGACTCGTTACATCCTGTAATTGTTACTGTTGCACCAAAGTTAATATTATGTTGAATCTTTGTAGTTACAGTTATAGTTGTACCTACCGCAGCAATTTGATCAATATTGATATTTGGTTTCAAAATTGTACCAGTACTCAATTGAATACCTTTACCAGATTGATAACGGAAATATCTACGTGTTTGTCTAAATGCGATTTGATTGTGACTACTTGCGTTTGCTGAGAATTGCACACCACCATCGAATGCACGATGATTGAAACTTGATTGTGGTCTGCAATATAGTGTTGCACTACCGAAACCAATAGAACCAGTTGGAGCACCAATACTATATGGATAGAAAGTGAATACAGTTGGGCTTGTTACGCTTGCAACATACCAGCTACCGTTCGGTGCATTAGTTGTAGCAGTTGTACCAATTAAGGCAAATTCATTACCCAACATTAGGCCATGATTAACTGTAGTTGTTACCGTTACTGCAACACCTGCATATGTGATACTAGAGATTGGTATTGCTGCACCGGTGAATACATAACCTTGATATGCAGTTGTAGTACCTGCTGCGTAGATAGACCCAGTTGTACCAGTAAAATATGTTCTAGCAGTATATGTAATACTAGTACTTAATGGAACTGAATCAATAACAAACAAACCATCAGCACCAGACCATGTGCTATCCTGAATATATACTGGTGTACCTGCTGATAGTCCATGTGGAGATGATGTTGACAATGTAACTGTTCTTGAACCATTTACAACTTGAATATCTGCTACTACAATAATCAAATATGTATTGTAGTAAGCAAATGGGCGATTGTTCATTAGAGCTAAGTTTTCCCACTTAGTTGGCTGTGTTGAGTATTCAAAGTCAGTATCGATTAATGACTGAGGCATACTAACACGCATCTTATTAACTGGGTCAAATAGAATTTCAGTTGGTTTGAATGTTTCTTCATATTCATCAACTGTAATGCTTAACTTATCAGTACTAGACAATGATGTTGTATTATAGTTTAATACAATTGTAGTTGTAGTATTGTTATTGGTGTCAGTGGCAATGGTATATGAAGTTGATTTTAAACTAGCATCAGAGAAATTATACAACACTTGATTTGTTGTAACGTCTGTAATTAACACCAATCTTTCTCTAGGAACTGCGTGAGGGATTATAACAGTTCTTGTTGAGGGTACGAACGTATAATACGTATCTAATATCGTTTTTCTTGCCATTTTAACTCCAATGATTTATATAGTATTTATCTTGATTTATCCGTTTGATATCAAATAATACCCGCGGATTTAGTAACTACTAGTATTTATCTTTGTTTTAAAATCCTAATATGATATCGGCTGGAGAAAATGGATAAGTTTTTGTTGCCGGTGTAGTATAAACCGGTAATGCTTCGATGATAACTTGACTGCCCTTTTGTAAACAATCTGCAAATTTAAGATTTCCAAAACTGTCGATAGTATAGCCTCTGAATGCAGGTAAAAAATAACTACCCCAAACAACACTATAATAATTTACAAAAGCTTGTTGTTGCACGCCGTTTAAAACAACAAACAAATTAAAGGGATTTGGTATAGATACAGTTGCTCCACTAAATGTTAATTGAAACGAGTTAGTGCTTCCGTCAATACCATATGATATATCATCTAGGTAGTATGACGGAGTATTAAGTCCTGAAGTTTGTATCGTTGTTAGTGCCATAATATTATTTATCTATATGTTTAATTAAAATTTGATCGAACCTGAACCAGTAAATTTATAAACCTTATTCCCACTAACACAAGTTGGACCAACAAAAGTTCCTACAGCCGTTACAGCAACTTTTGGTGCACTTATAATAATTACACCTGCACCACCTGATGCACCACCACTGCCACCTCCGCCTCCACCTCCTCCAGTATTAACAGTTCCCGGAGTATAAGTATTACATCTATTACTACCTGCTCCACCGCCACCCAAACCACCTGAACCAGAAGCACCGTTAACAGTAATACCTCCACCACCTCCACCAGCGTAATACACAGCCGATCCTGTAATAGATAATGCAAGACCTGCTCCACCGTTTGCACCTTGCCTTGTTGAAGCATTGCCACCACTAGATCCTGCTCCACCTCCGCCCCCACCTGCAGAACATGCAGATGTGTCAATACCGTTTCCACCAGAATTGCCTTGACCAAAAGTTCCTGCTGATCCTGCAAGACTGTTGGTTCCACCACCGCCAGTATACCAACCTCCACCTCCGCCACCAGAACCACCTGTAGTAGACGGAACAGATCCATCTCTACCTCCACCACCACCTCCGCCTATTGCAGTTGGTAATCCAGTAAATGATGAATTTGTACCTTTAAAGCCTGCTTCATTATTACAACCAGTTCCACCACCATTACCTCCGCCGCCTACTGTAACATTATAAATAGTTCCGGGTAGCAAATTAGTAGTTCCATATAAAACTCCGCCGGCACCACCGCCGCCGCCGCCATTTCCTCCGCCTCCACCGCCACCTGCAACAATTAAATAATTTACAGCGAATACGGCTCCGGTACCTCCGATACCTGGCCAATTATTGACATACATATTTGTTACTACATCAGTATGATTCCAAATACCCGAAGCAATTAATGAATTAGGTAATACTGTATTAGCAGTAATTAATCCACCTTTATATTTTCTTTTAATAGTCATTTGCTAATCCTTAAACTATTATATAGAGTAACGTATAGTTACACTTCCAAAAATATTTTGATTTGGAGTACCATATGTTATTGTAGATGTAGCATATGAGCTTCCACCTCCTCCAGCACCTGATGACAATCCACCTGATGCTCCAGCACCACCACCATAATATCCGCCACCACCGCCACCACCGCCATGTAAACTATTGTTATTTACAGCCGTACTATTTCCACCTGTTAATGCAGAACCTGATCCAGCATTACCTGTGTCAGTAGAAGTACCACTACTTCCACCACTACTTGTTGTTGCACCGTTACCGTTATTTTGTCCACCTAAATAGCCACCATTAGCACCATTTGTCCCTGCACCACCTGATGAATTTCCACCATT